TATGATTGACCAATTCAGAGCTTCAAAAGAAGATTTTGATATGTTTAGAGTAGTAGAAAAAAAGCTACATAATATTATAACTAAGTATTTAGCTCTTTTATCAAACACTGAATTTCTAGATCCTGAGTACAATGTTACTCAAGGAATTGTTAACTCTAAAATCAATGTTCAATTTCATAAGCCTGAGCTTATAGAAACTAGAGCTGAATCATTAGATAATGCTAAAAAGAAAATTGATTTAGGTATTGCTGATGCTGTTTCTGTTTTAATGGACGTTGAAGGATTGTCAGAAGAATTAGCAGAAGAAAAGATCGAAACTATTAATCAAAGAAAATTAGATAAGATGTCTGCACTTTTACCAGAGGAAGAAGATTCTAATGGCATTACAAAAACCGACACTTAAAAAAGAAGAAGTATCTACAGAGATAAATCTAGAACAGATTTTAGGAAAGCTATCTTCTAATGAAAATGTTAGGGCTGTGTTCTTTGAAGCAGCTCTTGATAAGCTACAAAAAAGATTAGATGAAGGCCGCGGCGTTGACGGAAAGCTTACAGCGTATTCAAAAGAATATAAAGACTCACTAGCTTTTAAAGTATTTGGAAAGACTAATACTGTAAATATGCAGCTCACAGGCGATATGCTGACTGCTGTTAACGAATTAGATTCTAAGCCTGGCAAGATGAAGATCGGCATTGACGATGAGCTAGAGGCCGCTAAAGCTTACGGACACATGACTGGAATGAAGGGACATCCAACGCTTGCAGGTAAAGCTCCTGTAAGAAATTGGTTTGGCTGGACAGATAAAGAGCTTAAAGAAATAGCTAATGCAATTAAGCCAGAAGTAAGCAAGCGAAATACTTTATCAGATGAAAAGGCTTTGAATTTATTAGATAGGATACTTAATGGCTAAGAAATCAATAGTTACTATTAAAGGTATTCCACAAGCTCAGAAAAACGCTATTAAGTTTCTAGATTCACAAACTAAAAATGCTGAGCTACTAAACACATTAGGTAAGAATATTGCTTTTGAAATTGCTATGCGCACACGTGCAAGACTTGAAGAATACAAACAAGATCCATTAAAAGAATCAACAATCATTAGCAGAGAATTATTAGCAGAAGTAAATGAAACTAACAGATTCACTATACCTAAAAGATCACATTTAACATTCTCAGGACAGCTCCTAGATTCAATCAGACATAAAATAGATACAACTTCTGCAAACATTACTCTATTCTTAGTAAATACTAGAAAGAAATATAAGCAGATTACTAAAGAATCTATTTCTAGAGCAGCATCAAAGAAGTCTAAGTCAAAGCGTGGTGCATACTACGCTTTAGGTAATGTTATTCTGCAAGAAAAACAGACTGAAAAATCAAATACTCAGATCATGAATGATCTAGAATCACAAGGACGAGAGTTCTTATTCATGTCAGTGAAGGTCAAGGCTCAACTTGAGAAGAATATCACTAGGCATATACGCAAACAATTACAACTTTTCAATAGGATTAGACGAAAATTATCTCTGTAACAAGGAGACAATTCGATGTCAGAAAATATTCCCAGTGGGAAAACTGATCAAGCCAGTGGCGACGATCAGAAGGTTAGTCACGATAGCTTTTTAAAAGCTGTAAATGAAAAGAAAAAAGCACAAGAGAAAGCTAATGAACTACAAAGCAGACTTGATGAATACGAGCAAGCCAAGCTTGAGGCCGAGGGCAAACTAAAAGAAGCTCTCGATAATCAAAAAAAGCTTACTGAAAAATTCAAGAATGACAATGTAGAAATCATTAAGCGAGTTGGATCTAAGGCCGCTAAAAGTCAATTCAAGCTAGAAGTTGAAAAGCTAGGTTGTATTGATGCAGATGCAGCCTTCATGATGACTGATTTCTCTGATTTAGAAATGGATGCTGAATTTGAATACGACTCAAAGAAACTAGTCGAAAAGATTCAAGATCTAACTAAATCAAAAGCCTATCTTTTCAAAAAAGATTTTAAAATGCCTGGCGATATTAATCCTGGAGCAGGATCAATACCAAAGAAAAACCTTTCTGAATTATCAGAATCAGAACTTAAAGAATTATTAAAGACAGCAAAATAAACAAAACTTTAAAGGAGTTTTAAAATGGCAGTAACAGGCAGTACTCAATTAGTAGCAACAAAACAAGATTTAATCGCAGCATTAGTGCAGCGTGAATTGAAGTTTCAAGCTAAACTTTTACCAACAGTTACAGATGTATCTGTATTTGCAGTTAAAGGATCTAAGTCAATCAGCTTTCCTAAAGCTGGATCTTTCACTGTAGAAAATAGAACAACTGCTGTAGCAGGTTCTTTACAAGATTTAACTTTTTCTACTGATACTCTTAACACTGACTATCGTGCATTCGTTGCATGGTCTGTTGACTCTGTTGATGAATATCAAGCTAACGTAGATGTACAAGCTCATTACGTTAAAATGGCATCTAGCGCACACGCTAGAAACATTGATGAATTAATTCTAACTCAATTAGATACTTATTCTGGTTACCAACAAGCTGCAGGCATCGATCAATCTAAGATATTAAATGCTCGTAAGTGGTTGTTAAAGAATCAAGCTAATGTTTCTGATTGTGTTATTGTTGTAAATCCAGACGATGAAGCTTTATTATTAGCTATACCAGAATTTATCAGAGCAGATGCTTACGGATCTTCAAACATTCCTGCAGGCGTTATCGGTAAAATCTACGGAATGAACGTATTAGTTCACTCTAAGCCAACATTAGCTAAGTCATTCATCTACGCTAAAGAATCAGTAGCTTTCGGATTACAAAAAGGTCCACAGTACGACGAGCAAAAGAACATTTTGATCGGTACTGGAGCTATGATCGCAGCTGTTGATCAGTTGTACGGATTCAAAGCAATGCGTTTAACAGAAGGTCTTGATTCTGCTGGTGTTGCATTAGCAGCTGGTAAGTCACCTTTCATCGCTGAGATCGGTTAATTAATATGACATTAGGGAATGAAACTAAATTAGAAGTAGTTCCCAATTTTGTAAAAGCATCGTCTCCTGATTTACTTCGTGAGGCGATGTTTCTTAATAACTTAAGATTAAAATCAGAAATTAAGTATCAGGATATACAGCAGTCTAAAGACGGTACTTGGTACGCATGGTTCTATGAAGAAGTAGATTATTATTCTAAAATAAAACCTAAAAAGGTTAAATAATGACAGGACCGATCAGAGATACAACAGGCGAAAGAATACAAGACGTTTTTGTTGAGTCTCCTACAAGAGTAAACAAAACAGCCGTTGAGGTTTTCGTAGGTAACTACGCTCAAATTAGCGGTGGTGGGGGATCTGGATTGAATCAATTAACAGAAAAAACATCTGTCACAATTACAAGTCTTACAGTCAACACCTGGGTAACTGTACCAATAACAACTATAAACGTAATATCGGACTTGTCAGCTTTTGATCAATCTGATTACGAAGAAGTTGTATTGGCGTGGCGAGTGATATCCTCAGGCTCACAAGTTCAAATAAAATCTAAAATAGAAAACACATTTACAATCCATGTAGAGGGCTACTTGGTTTAAGGAGAATATATGGCTGACGAAAAACTGTTTTATGTTGATGTAAATTTAAATCAACTTCAATTAAAAAAAGCTGCACTAGAAAACTTAGCAAGTGATCCCGTTTCGCCTGTCGCTGGTCAAACTTGGTTTAACACTACGGATGCAGTTGAGAAGTACTACGACGGAGTTAGTGTTAAAGTAAAAGCCTCTCAATCTTGGGTGACTACTGAAATAAATAAACTAGAAAGAATTCAAGGGTCTTTTGATGCGTCTCCAGGGCTTCTGCCAGTTGCAGCCAATAAGATTTCTGGAAATTTATCCGCAATTGTAGCAGGCGATTACTGGATTATTTCTGTAGCCGGAACCATCGCTGGCATCGTTGGCTCAGATGTTTTAGATATTGGCGACAAGCTTCAGTATGTTGGCGGTGGCGCCGGTACTGCTTCAAACTGGGTAGGTATTCAAACTAACTTAACAGATTCAAATGTCGGCAACGTAAAGCACGAAAGACAAACTGTGGCATTGGTTGCAAATACTCCGCTAACTGTAACGGCGGCTTCAATTTCAGATGTTTATAATACGCAAGTGTTTAACTCTGCAGGAAGTGAAATTGTAGTTGATATTACTAAGGGTGGTTCAGCTAATCAGGTTGTTTTGACAAGTAAAAAATCTTTAACAGGTGTAATCGTAGACCTATTAGGATAATAAATGTCTAAAATAGTTAATACAGATTTAGATATGGATAGCGTTGGAATGGTGACAAACCTTCCAGCGCCAACAAGTGGTGGCGATGCTGCTAATAAAACATATGTCGACACTAAAGAGCCCGCTTTTACAACTTTACCAATTTCAAAAGGCGGCACTAATTCAAGTACTGCATTAACTGGCAATAAAGCCATCGTATCTAATGGCGCTCAAATTATTGAATCATCAACTACTTCGACAGAGGTTGGTTATTTGTCAGGCGTGACATCTGCAGTTCAAACTCAAATTAATGATAAAGTTACTTCAAATAGTGCCATTACTGGATCAACTAAAACTAAAATCACTTACGACACTAAAGGATTAGTTACAGCTGGCGCAGATGCAAACTTAGATGATTTAGGGGATGTCGTAATAACAAGCCCAGTAAAAAACGAAACTTTAAGATATAATGGAACTAATTGGGTAAATCAAAAAGATGTTAATCCAAAATCTCACGTTGTTTTATATGATGATTTTGTACATGGTTTTGTAAACTCAGCTTGGTCTTTAGGTTGG